AAGCGAATTCTTCCTTGCTTCGAATGTCTACTGGCATGAGCGTAATCTTGCAGCATTTGAAGCATTTCAGGCACGCCTGGCTTCTCAGCTTTTCAATCTTCTGTACTTCTTCATAAGTCGCTGTTGGCTCCTCGTTTGCTTCCAGAAATTCCTTGTCGAAGGCAAGGCCTTCTTCGTTATACTTCTCTTCCATTTTTTCCTCCTTCTTTATTTTCTTGTTTACTTCCACAGCTTTCATGTACTGCTTCTCCGTAGCCCATTTCAAAGCCTTGCTTGTAAACTTCCCAGAATACAACCCAGCCGGACTTGTTATATTCCAGGTCAATTTGTGGGCCTATACCATGTTTAGTGTTGAAAGCAACCATGCCTTTAAAGTATGTCCAGGCAGGATGCTTCTCCTTTGGAACCACAGTCATGTTACCGGTACCTTTCGGCATAAAACCTCCACTCATTGTTAGACCTCCTTTTCGTAGGGATATTGTTTTCTTATGATTTTTGCTACTGTTTTGTAATTCATGCTGAAACGTGTTCCCAAGTTAGAGAAGGAGAGTTCAGGATTTTCCATCTTGACTCTCCTAATCTTACGAATTACATCGTCAGATGGACGTGGGATTCTACCTTTGTGATTCTCACCTGAGTTCATACTACTTCTTCTCCTCTGGAAACGTGAAAGTGACCTGGATTACCTGAGGACGCTTCTTTCCTTTAAACAGAAACTTGCGAATGTAGATATCTCCGTAAGGGCTGTCGGGGTCGCCAGTCCCATATCGTAGGGCTCCTTTTGTTTCCTTGTTAAGCTTATACTCTTCCTGATGATTAGCCATATTCGGCCTCCTTTTAGCCCTGTAGGGCTTTGATTTGTTCAGCTATTTTGTCAGTATAGCTGATAAAGCTGTCAAGTGTAGATGGTTCTAAGAAGATTTCATTCTCAGGTCCCATGCCGTTGTCTGTATAAATGACAAAGGCATAGCCATCGAATCTTGCGTAAACACTGTCCCCACAGTAGGTGGGTTCGAACTTAGGTATTTCCCTATTGAGTGGCATCTTGTTTGCCTCCAGAAGATACAAATTTTGGACTTTCTTGGAACATTACGAAGCAGCTGCAGCCCATACAAGAAAAGCTTGACCAGCCTTCCCTCGCTGCCAGCACGAGACAACTGTCGTATCTCTCGCAGTCGTGGTATCTATGCCGAGAAACTTCATCCCGCTCAAGCGTGCGGTGGAGTTCCTTAGGTCTCATAACTCAACACCGGCATCTTTCAGGAGCTTTGCTATTCTGAACATGATGGCTGACTTCTTTCGCTCGTGTACACGAGCTGCAGCCTCAACCAGTCCAATGAGGTTTCTTTCAAGCTTTGCATCTTCGTCACTGTTCCAGTTGTGCATATGACGCCTGGGTGGACGAAAGTATTCTTCTGCAACAACTGAGTCAGCAAGATACTTTGTGGTACCTTTGTCGCTTGCAGCCTTTATGCGTTGCAGAACTCTCATATGGTCAGGGCTGTATGATTTGTCAGGGGGAGGAAAAGAAGTGAAGCGGTTGTTGTGCATTTCTTCCACGGTTACCTTAACACCGTTGACAATGGACTTGAGACTTTCAAGACTGTCAACACGGGAATCCAGGGAATCAACGTCGTCTGAAATATCAGATTCTATCTCTTCAAGCCTTTCATCAATTGATTCCTTGAGTTCCCCGACTGTTGCTTCGACAAGACGCTTTATTAAGAAGTAGCGTTTGTCAATCTGACCACGAAGAGCCTTGTAAAGCTTTTCCTCAGTCTTATTGAAACCACTGGGAACAGGCTCTTCTTTTACAGCTTCAATCTGTTTGTTAATACGAGTTTTGGTGTTTAATCTTGTCGCCATTTGCTGCCTCCTTTAGTTTATTTTCATTCTCTACGAATTCATCGTAGGCTTTGCTAAGCAAGTTTCGGATAAGTTTACTGACTTTCAATCCCTGCTTATTTGCCACAAAGATAGCTTTATCATATTCTCTTGGTAGCAGATAAGTATGAACCATATATCTGTTGCGTTGCATCCAAGCCACTATTTCACCTCCTTCTTATATTCCTCGTTTGTTGGATAAGAATTTCGTCTTGTTTCATTTCTTAGTCCTCCAGTTCCTTTGTGTGGTCTGTCACGGTGAGTAAGGTTCCTTCCTTAGGTGTGATGGTGATTCCAAGAGTCCCAATTGGAATACTGCAGCGACTTCCAGCGTAGACTTCAGCCCTTATCTTGTGCTTCATATATAAGGCTCCAAAAGCAAAGGAACCCGCAAGCAGAATAAGTGGAAGGGCTATTGCAAAGAAAGTGTTGATAATTTTCTGTTCTTTGTCAGGTCTCAATTTCTCTCCCTCCAGTGTTTGTTAGCTGCCATCTGCAGCAGGAACAGGGCAGCCATTTCTGGCCCCCTGTTAATGAGTAAGTCCATTGTACAAATATTCATAAGTTTGGCTTCGATGTCTTTACTGAATATCGGCACGCCTATAACTTTGCCTATCCTACCAGCAACTGGTTGCTCAGCCATGTAATCGCCTCCACTTTGGAATTAAAGCTTTTGAGGATTGTAGCCTGGATGCCGTTGTTAGTAAATGCCCTGACTACCCACTTGTTTTCTTGTGGATTGAAAGACATCTTGGTAATGTCAAACTTGGTAACTTCACCAGCTGGGATAGCAATAGTGCTGTCTTCGTTCCAGAATACCTTCATCTTAGGCCTCCTGTGCAGCGACGTGCTGTGTCCTGAGCCTCATCTCCCTGAAGCACTTGTAGCACATATCTGCGTCTATATTGTTGAGTTGTTCTTCTGGGCTGAGAGTTTTACTTTCATCTGTCATACCATGCCTCCCGTTCTCTGAGCTTCTCAGCTTGAGAAGCATTGCGAACTGCACGGTAGCAGATATAGCAGAGAGTTGCATTTGGTTTCTTAGCTACTAGGTTCTTCTTAAGATTCTTACCACATGAAGCACACTTCTTGTTACTCATCTCTCGATAAGTATAAGGCTTTTTAGCCATGGTTTGTTCCTCCTTTCTCTTTATCCTTCTACTTTAATATAGATAGGTACTTCTTCTCCTGTAATCTCACTAAGGTCAGTAAACTGATATTCATACTTCTGACCCTTTCCTATACCAAGACCAGTACCAATACTTTTATGACAGTCTACACACATCAGTCCCCATTGTCCTGATTTTGTTCTACCATCAATTAAGATAACGGGCTTAATGATACCACAGATGTCACAGTTGTAGTGAGAAAAATGTGCTTTCTCTCCAGTCTTCATAATATCACCTCCCTCTTTTAAGCTTCCAAATTTTCAAGATATTTGACCAAATCAGTTTTATCCACGAAGCTAACCTTCGCTCCTCTGATTCTGCGTCCCCACTCGTCATGTGCAAATAGTCTTAAGTCAGACAGTGTCAATTCATAATTCTGTTTGGCTTCCCGCTGGGAAATGCCGTACCTTTCAACCAATACACTGATTGCTTCATCCCTTGTTAACATCAGGTTTCTCCTTTCCGGTGTTTCCAGTTTCCTCATTGTTCATATAAAGACTATAACATATTTTTATCCAGAAGTCAACAAAATAATTAAGTGTGTTGTAATGGTGTAATGTAGTAAACCAGTAAACCAGTAAGCCTGTAAATCGTGAGTCTATCCCATGTTTGTCTCTGGACAGCTGTTTGGTTGTTTCCCAGAAGGATACTTTGTATCCAAGGAAGTACAATTTTTGGACTTTCTGACTCTTTCTCAGTATTCTTTTTATTATTTCTATTATTTTATTACTTATATATTATAATATATATCTATATATAAATAAGAAATAAAGAGAGAGATTAACAAAGCTTAGAAAGAAGATTGAAAAATGAAGAAGATTGAAAAAGGAGAAATAAATACCAGAAAGTACAAATTTTGTACCACCTGAAATGTTCCAAGAAGTCCATACAACAAAATGGGATTAAACACCATTTACTGCCTTACTGGCTTACTGCTTTACTACATTACTACCCACTCCCATATTATTCTTACCAGTTTATAAACTGCCTATTTTGTCTAAACTTGTTGGCTGGAATTCGAGAAACTGAGCTTTCTCCAGAGGACAAAAAAGAAAGGCACCTGGACAGAAGTCCAAATGCCTTGAAGGAAGGAAGAAACGAGGAGTTAGCGGACTAGTTCAGTGATGCACTCAGCAAAAAGTCTAAGCAATTCCTCATCTGATAACTTTACAACCTGAGACATCGACAAGTTTCTGTCACACAGATGCTCAGAAATTTCTGGTTTGTTTATTCTCCAGTCAGAGATTTTCTTGATAATTAATTCTCTCATGTTGCTCTCCTTAGTTTTATTTAAGAGTTTATTCTACAGCCAACTCCCGACAATGGGTTTTAAGTGTTATTCGTAGATTGTGAAGCCAAGCCCTTCCAACAACTTCTGGGCTTGTACAGCTGTCATCTTTGCTTCTTTGGCTTTCTCGTTCAGCTGTGCTCTGGAAATCTTTTTGCTGAATCCGCCTCCGCCTTTCTTAGTCCACGCTGTTCCGTCAACTATTCCGGCGTAAGTCGTCCGCATGACTTCAATTGCACCTGAAGCATCAAGCTTCTCGTCTTTGCTCCTGGCGGTAGAATCGCTGAGTTTTTGTTTAACCCCGTAGGCGATTGTGTTCTGCTGTGTGCCAGTCAGCTTCTCGAACTCACTGAAAAGCTCATTCAGGTCGAAGTCCGCTTTCTCTCCCGAAGACATCTCTACCTTCAGTAATACTTTGTCAAGACTCCATTTTGCCTTTGTTCTTTCGTTATCTGCCATTGTCTTATCTCCTTTCAAGGTTAGTATTTTCCCATGTCAGGAGTTAGCTGTCAGATGTCAGGTATTGGGAGGTTTTTATTTGTCCAGTTCCCATCATTAGAACTGGGAGGGTTTGCGAGAACAGCCCACAACTACATATTCAGTTCCTGGTTAGATGTCCAGGTCTGCCGGTCAGGACGTTAGGTTATCGTCCGTCTATACTCCGTTGTCCCAGCGTTAGGTTTTCACATCCTAACTGTGTAAGGTCTATCCTGCCTTGCAACAAAAAGATTATACCATATTACACACTGGATGTCAAACGACAATTCATTGTTGTCTTATGCTTTCCCGCTGACCCCCCACGAACCCCACCCCTACCCCCATGAAGCGTAGAATGGCCCCAGATTCTACTCGACTCAGAAATTCAAAATCCCCCTGGGAGCAAGCTCCCGCTTGTGGAACCGCGACTTTCTACTGGAAATTTTCCTGGACTTTGTCAGCCTGGGGTCCCACCCTCACAGGTACCACTCTCCTTTAACCCTCTCCTTTAATCCTCACAGGTACCTCGTAGGCTTGATGAAGTTTCCAGAAGGTATGAAAATTTTACTTTCTGGGATGCTCTGCATCCTCCTTTGAAAGTGGATTTTAGCTGGTGTGCTCCCACCCACCCGCCCCGCCAGTAAACTTCCGCCTGTTGTGTTAATTTATTCAGGTTAGTAATTATTTTTAGTTTGAACAAAGAAACGATTGACAATTATCCCAGCTTATAGTATTCTATACTATAGGATATAGAAGATGGCAAGGAAAGAATTCGAGGTTGACTCAGACGTTTTGCTGGACCTAATTTCTGATGGATTTACTCATAAGGAAATGGCTGAGCAACTTGGCTGCAGTCGACCAACACTGGAGAAGAAGATTGCACGGTTACAGAAGGAAAGTCCGGTTCTTCTAAACTACCGTACTCTCCAGACATTAGAACTAACTGAACTCCAACACAAGATTCTTTCTGCCATAACTGACGACAAGATTGACAGTGCTCCACTTCGTGACCTTGTTCTTGCATACAAGATTCTGAAGGAAAAGGAATTCATGGTAGAGGGAAAGCCTCAGGAAATCAAGGGACTTGTCCACTACCTGATTGAGATTGAACGCTTGGAACAGGAAGAAAAAGCTGGCAATCGTGCAGCTATTCAGAAAGGTTCAGAAGAAGATGTCACTGATGCAGAGTTAGTCGAAGACGCCAACCTTGACGCTGTTGAGGTTGAACTTATTGCTGGCTGTAGACCTGAGGAGATTCCCTGATGTATGACCAGGAAGTTATAAAGAGACTTAGGGTGTGGAGGGAAAGTCCCCTTATATTCTGCAAGGAATGTATTAAGATGCAACCCTCCGACCAGCAGGCTGAAGCCCTTCATGTGTTTCCACAGACAAAAAGGCTAACTATACGCAGTGGTCACGGAACAGGCAAGGACGCTATGGTCGGAGGAGTCATAGTTCCTTGGTTTATGGTCACAAGGCCTTTTGCAAAGGTAGTTTGTATTGCACCTACTGCAAGACAGCTGTCAGATATTCTATGGAGTGAAATTAGTAAGTGGTTACGAAACTCCTTAGTCGCCGACGAGTTCGTTATTCAAAGGGACAAAATCTTCCAGAAGGATAACCCAAGGGAATGGTGGGTACGGGCTATCTCCCCCTCTGCCAAAGCTTCTCCCGAAGAGCAAGTCGAATCTGTCGCTGGTTTGCACGGTGACCACCTCCTCATCGTTGTAGACGAAGCGTCTGGTGTACCTGAGCCCGTATTCATCCCCTTGGAAGGTTCCTGCACACAGGAAGACAACCGCATGATTCTGATTGGAAACATGACTAAGAACAAAGGCTATTTCTTTGATTCACATTTTCATCCTGAGATTAAGAAGATGTGGACACAGTTACACTGGGATAGTCGGAAGTCTTCGAATGTCAAGAAAGAATATTGCGACTACATGGAGATGAAGTATGGACTTGATTCCAATATCTTTCGTATTCGTGTTGCTGGTGACCCACCCATTGAGGATGAAGGAACACTCATTCCGTTGGCTTGGGCAGAAGCTTGTGTCGGAAATGAAATTACAGTACCTGAAGATGAACCCCCTTATGTTGGAGTCGATGTGGCAAGATTTGGGGATGATGACAGCGTTATTCTTCCTCGTACTGGGAATGTTGTTCTTCCTTGGGAGACTTACCACGGAATGAATACTATTGATTTAGCTATGAGAGCCCGCCTATACGCTATAGAAAATGAGGCCTTAGGAATGGCTGTTGACGAGATTGGTGTCGGAGCTGGTGTAGTGGATTGGCTGGCAAAACATAACACGGAGAACTTGTTCGGAGTAAATGTGTCGTCCGCCTCCAGCGACATCACTAAGGCCGACAGACTTCGTGATGAACTCTGGGTAACTATGAGGGATAAGTGTATGCGGATGCAGTATTCTTTTCCCACAAAGAAGGAATTCGGCGACGTCCTTTCAATGGGGCAGAAGCTTGCAAACGAATTGTCCAGCCTCCGCTACACCTTTAATAAACATGGTGGGTATAAGGTTGAAAGTAAACCTGATGCAAAGAAGCGAGGAGTTCCTTCTCCGAACATTGCAGATGCATTGGCGTTGACTGAATATTTTAGTGGTGTTGCTACTCAGATATTTAGACCCAAGGTTAAGAAGGGAAGCGTTGACAGGTGGAAGAAGTTTCATCAGCAATATGGAACTACAGGTAGTAGACATTCTTGGATGGTGTCATAATGAAGTGGGGAACAAGAGCACAATTTTACAAAGAGTTCATGAATACCTTTAGGAAAGGTAGCTGGGGAGAAGAAGGTAAACTTGCCTATGAAGTTCTTCCTCAAGGACAGCGAACAAAAGTAAAGGATATTATTCGTGCTATGTCAGAAGATAAAGTAAAACATGCAACAAGAAATCCTCTTGTTACTGCTCCAAATATAGACAATGCAAGTATACAAATGGCAAGAGATATTAAAGGGTATGCAAGTTACAGTATAGACAGTGATGCCGTAAAACTTCCTCCGTTTGTTCTTAACTATCCAGAGACCATTGCTCATGAGTTACGTCATGCTCAGGTTATGCGGTCTGCTAAACTAAAAAATAGGCCGTATATAAGTTTAACTGGCGATGACTTTGACCCCATATATGCAAGCTTTAATCCACTGAAGGGAGAGTATGAGAATATAGGCAAGAAAAGTATCTGGGATTATATATACAAGAATACTTCAAACCCATTAGAAGTTGATGCTATGCTATCAGAAAAAGCTACTAAGGTACTTGCTGAGGGTATTGGTAATGCCAGAAAAATAAAGAAAAGTGGAAGTGCGGCAACTCCAAAACAATGGACTAAAAGTAAATCACAGCTTAGTTCTCTTGGAGGACAAGAAGATATTTTTAATAGAGTATGGGAAACTGTCCCTGATAAAATAAAGTCTCATTATCTTGAAACAGCCGGAATTGCTGGCCTTGGTTTTATGTCAGCACCTAAATTGCAGGGAGAAGAGGAGGAAGTATAATGGCGAATATAGTAGATACAATCGTTGAAGGGTTACTTGGAAAGAAGAAGAAGCTTCCAGATGCAGAGAAGCCTGTTGAAGAGATGGCAGACCCAATTTCAAATCCTGACCGTCCACTGAAAATGGGAGAGATTCACAAAATTGGCAGAGCAGCCAAACCGAGGTGACCTATGAAGATGATAGATACGAAGCTTCCTCCACCGAAGCCGGTCAAAGAAAATACAAAAATTGGACTTTCTTACCCCGAACGAGACCGCTATCCTTATGGTACAATAATAACTCTTGAGAAGGAATTGATTTCCAGACTTGGTCTTGACCTCAAGGGATTGAATGTTGGGGACACCTTTACGATTGTAGCAACAGCGGATGTGATTGAAGTAAGGTCTCGAGAGTCTCTTGGTTCTGATGGTATAAGTGAAAGCGACAGCAAAACAGTTGAGCTTCAAATAAAGAAGCTTGGTCTTTCTCCTGACCCGATTGCTAACGCTTTTAAACAGGGGAAAAACGGAGTTGCAAAACCGAGGTAATGATGCCAGTAAAAATTACCAAGTCCTCTAGTAATAGGTATCGCGTCGCCACTCCCAATGGTGTGAAGGCGAAGTCGACAACAAAGGAAAAAGCATACAACTTACAGCGTTTGTTGAATGCTCTTGACCACGGCTGGAAGCCGACGAAAAGGAGTGGGAAATGATTGAGACTTATGACAGCGCGATAGTTACAAAGCCAGACTCTACAACTGCTGTTGAGGGTGAGACTGAGCTTCTCAACAAACTTTGGAAATGGCAACTTGAATCAGAAGGAAATGTTGCTGAGCGTAACTTTAGGACTGAAGCAAAGGAAGACTATGACTTCTATGCTGGGAAGCAGGACACGACTGAGGTACTCAGTGAACTCGAAGAACAGAATCGTCCTTCAACAGTCTTCAATACAATCCTTCCGAAGATAAACCTTCTGATTGGTTTGGCTGGACAGTCCAACCGAGTCCCGTACTTATTTCCTGTCTCCATGGGAGATGATGCAATAACTGAGATAATGAACGGAGCCTTCAAGCATTTTCGGCGAAAGGCAAAACTTGCAAGACTGGAAAACGAATGCTTCGAGCATGCAGTAAAAAGTGGTAGGTCTCTTCTTGGTTTCTGGATTGGCGGAGATAATCCAATGGAGCCTGAGATAAAAGCAGTACGTATCTCGGGCAGGGACTTTCTGCTTGACCCAACAAGCGTAGCATATGATATGTCAGATGCACGTTATCTGTTTGTGGATAAATGGCTTGAGGCAGATGATATAAAGGCTTTCTTTCCTGATATCTCATTAGATGAAATTAAGTCACTCTCACGCAGTTCCAGCGAAATGCCACAGTTTTATAATACTGTGACTGATAAGTACCGTCTGACTGAGTGTTGGTACAGGAAGTATGAAACAATTTACTGGGTAGAGAATCCTTTGACAGGAAAGGTAGAGCAGACAACTCCTGCTGAATTGGCCAAGTTTAAATTGGCGTTAAGACAAGGAATTCCTGATGGCAGAGGAGGAGTAATTAGATATGATAAGGAAATTAAATCAGTCAAGAGAATGGTTAAGAAGGTCTACTACGCCATATATTCTGGGAATAAGTTGGTGGAGGCAGGCCCTTCTCCTTATAAGCATAACCATTTTCCTTACGTTCTATTTGGTGCTTACAAGGACGAAGACGAGAATAGGTGGTTCTCAGTCATAAACATGATGAAAGACCCTCAGCGTGGACGAAACGCTATGAGACGTCAACTTCAACACTTGTTGCAGACAGCACCAAAAGGTCTCCTGGTACACGAAGTCGGAGCATTGATTGACCCAGAAGAATACGATGCGAAGTCTTCTCAACCAAACTTCAGACTTGTGATTGCACAAGGAAAGTTTGATAAGTGGAAATTTACTGACCAACCACAGATTTCGCCTGTCTATGCTCAGCTTGACCAGACCTACGAACAGGATATGAAGGACAGCAGTGGTATTCAGAATGACCTGATGGGTATTGAGACTTCGTCTCGGCAGCCTGGAGTAACACTTCGTCTGCGACAGCAAACTGGAATGGCTGTTTTATACATCCTGTTTGATAACTTCAGGGAGTCCCGCCTACACTCTGCTGAAATCATGGTCAGTATGATTCAACAGTATATGACACAAGCTCAGATGATTCGTATAGAAGGGCCTGAGGGTGCATACCTGACACAGATAAACACCCAGATGAATCCTCAAGTACAGGGGTACAATGACATTTCTGCCCTCAAGTATGACTTTGCTATTGATGAAGCAGTAGAAAACACCACTATGAGGATGGCAATAGCTCAGATGCTGACAGAATTTAGCCAAAATAACCCTGGAAGTATCCCTCCTGATATGATTCTTGAGTACAGTGATATGCCTTTAAGTGCAAGAATGAAGGTAAAAGCTTACCACGAACAGATGATGCAGAGAGAAGAGCGTATGATGGAGATGGAGATTGAAGCTAAACGTGAAAGTTCACTGACAAAGGCACAGACTGCCGTGTTTAAAGGTCGCCAAGATAAGAAAAACAGGGCAGCTAAGCAAAATAATAAAAAATAACGGAGGTGTTTTATGGCTACAGTGGTAACTGAGGTGCAGGACGACAACAAAGAAGTAAAGTTGGGCGCAACTGAGGCCTCTCAAGGTAAGAGTTTCATTGACGAGTTGGAACCTGATGAAGAAGAAACTGGAAAGGATGGTGAGGGAGATGGCAAAGGCAAAGAAGGCGAAGAAGGGAAAGAAAAAGGTGGCTCCGAAGAAGTAGGAAAGGAAGGAGCTGACGGAAAAGAAGGGGAAGAAGGCAAGGAAGGTGCCGATAAAGGTGAGCAGAAACCTGTTCCTGATGAAAGGGACGAAGAAATAAGGAATCTACGGCAAATAAGCCGAGACCAAAAGCGAGAGCTTGATAAGGTAACGCAGGCACTGGAGAAAACTAATAAGTTACTCAAAGATGCCAACCTTGTTTCTCCTGAAGAAGAGGATAAAGACAAGGCAGTCGAGGAGTTTAGAGCCAGGCGTGAGGAACAGCTTGAGAACTTACTGGAAGTTATGCGCGTAACTGATAAGTATGGAGATGTTGACGATGTTGTCTCGCAAGAACACTTCGACGACATGATAGAAGCCATGGCAAGGGCTTACGTTGCAGAAAAAGGTGGCAAGCTGGAAGACGTCATTAAAGGTGTTGAGGCTGAAGTATGGGCTACAAAAAACCCTTACAAACTCATGTACGACAATATTAAGCGTTACCATCCAGACTATAAAGCCGCTCCTGTCAAAGGGGATGGAGAGGGCAAAGATGGAGATGACAAAGAAAAGTCTGGAAAAGATGGAAAGGAAAAAGGAAAAGGACTTGATATTGAGAAAATTGCATCAAGTATTCATGAAGTTGGTGGAGGTTCGTCAGGTACTGGTGGATGGACAGCGGCACGAATTGACGAACTGGATGAACTCGAACTTGACCAAGTCCCCAAGGATATTTATGACAAATATCTGAAGGGAGAACTTAAATAAAAAGGAGACACTATGGCAGCTCATGACCTTATATTTCTTACGAATGATGGGTCAACAAGGAAGAAATGGGCAAAGGAACTTTACCGCGCTATCTTAAAGGCAGTAGAGTTCAACGACCTTGTTGGCACAGGCCCAAATTCCATTGTACAGTTAAAGACTGACCTTGGAAAGGGCGAAGGTGATACGATTACCTTTACAATCAGACTCCCACTGTCTGGTGAAGGTGTCGTTGGTAACAAGACAGTTGAAGGTAACGAGGAGAAACTGAGAACTCGTAACTTCAGCATGACCATCGAGGAGCTCAACCACGCTGTTGACACTGGTGGCAGAATGGACCAGCAGCGTGTACCATTCGACCTGATGCAGGAAGGCAAGGATGGATTGCAGGAGTGGTGGACTGACAAACTCAGTGACTACGTCTTTGCAACTCTTTGCGGTGATACCAGCTATCAGATTGCTGGTGAGACCTTTGCTCAGGCATGTGAGGCACCAGATAGTGACCATCTTCTCAGGGTCAATGATGTAACATCTGATGCAGCTATGACTGCTGCTGACATGATGGACCTCAGCTTTTTGGACAGGATGAAACAGTTGGCTGAAGTTCCGACAGGAACTGAGTGCTACAGAATCCGTCCGTTGCTGATTGGTGGAAAGAAGTATTTCAGGGTTATCCTTCACAACTATGTTTTTGACCGGCTGCGTCAGAACTTTAACGCTGGTCAGTGGGGAGATATGCTCCGCAGTGCTCAGAAACTCGCACTTCCTAACATCGAGTTTGAGTATAATGGAATGCTGGTTTCCAAAAGCGAGCGTATTCGTGTATCCAGCACAAACTCTGCTGTTTACAACAATATTCTTCTCGGTGCTCAGGCTGCATGTTTTGCCTGGGGTGGTGCAGGCGAATCCAAATCCTCGATTATGGCCTTTGTTCCTTATGAAAAGGATGCAAAGAGGTACATCATGATAAGAGGTGGTGGCATCTTCGGTTGCAAAAAGACTCGGTTCCAGAGCAAGGACTTCGGTATAATCACAGGCCGCAGCTACGCTACAAAGCTGTAAGCGGAGGTGACTGATGGCAACAGAGAGATTCGGACACAGGTTTTCTGACAGGTATATGATGGCAGCGTCTCGTCTGATGGTTGCACCTGACGACGATACGTACTATGTCATTCAGTTACCTCGGTATGCCTTTGTCACCGATGTGTGGCTGAACATCACTACAGCGTATGTTGGTGGTGCGCCTACGATTTCAGTCGGTTTTGCAGGTAATGGTGAAACAGCAAACACTGCATACTTCATCACGACCGACATATCTGAACCTACGGTGGCAGGCATAAAGTGCTCCATTAAGGATACCATTGCTTCTAACCGAAGCAAGTATTTCTCCAATGGAAGCGGAAGCATTACAGTTACTATCGCAGCTGGTAGTGCTTCAACTGAAGGAACGTTTGAGGTTTTTGCTCAGTACGTTCTTATTTCCTAACAAACTTAACAAGGAGGACATAATATGTCTACAGTAACGGCAATAGATTACAGAAGGACAGACCTGAGAACCAACGTGCTTGAAAACCCGTACTGGTTGACCTCAGGCGAAGTTGTGGCAGTTGATGCTGTTGCGAAAGCTGCCCAGCTTTTCAGCTTTCCGGTAGCTGGAAGGGTTACCATAGTCCTGAAAGCATATATTCAGGTAACTACAGTATTTGCAGGGGGTACACCAGCAGGAACGCTCGGTATAGGTTCACTTGCAACTGATGCCATCACAACTGGCGGTGATGTTACTGATATCGACCAGGATGAGTTCATCACTTCAGCAGATGTAACCTGGACAACTGCAGGTTACTATGAAGTTACTACTGCAACAGGTTCCGACTACGAAGATGCCGTAAAGACTGGTTTGCATCCAGCACCGGCAATCATTATAGGAGCTGCAACAACTGTTCCTTGTGTCTGTCTCTATTTGACTAACGTTGGGACGTACACGGCCGGCAAGTGTCGCGTGCATCTGTTAGTAACGGATATTCCTGGAAAGTAGTATACCCAGGAAGTACAAAAATTTGACTTTCTGGACGGGGTGTCAATATGAACTTAGGTGAGATAGTAACAGAAGTTAGAATTAACTTGAAGGACCAGCGGGCTGATGTGCTGGCTTCTATCCAAGACTATATCAACGAGGCTTATCGATGGGTAGCGGGAGAGACAACTCTCCCCTCCCTTAAAACTCTCTTCACTGTGGACACTGTGCTTTCACAGGCCTACACAACTATAACAGGAAACTTCGATGGAAGACTGTTGTATTGTGGAACAAGTGAAGGACAACTTTCTGTTCTTGACGGAGGCGTTTTTGAACTCCTTGAGAATCATCCTGACCTTACTGAGGCAGGTGATGTTGAACATGTAGCAGTTGAAGGTTCTACACTGTGGTACGCAAAGGTACCTGAAACTGCAACCACGTTGATTTGTCTTGGATACTATACACCAGCTCTCATGACGGCTAATACTGACACCCCGTCTGCAATTCCTGATTATTTGCACAGGGGTTTGTTAGTAAACAAGGCGTCGGCAATAGGCTTTTCTATTATTGAAGATGGTCTTGAGGGTGAAAGGCCTAACACGAGTTTCTATGAGCGAGAGGCTGATAAGGCACTAATGTTACTTAAAGGCTGGGTTGAAAAGCGTCGGGGACACCTGAGACGCGGCGTGTGGAGCGTGTGATGGCCTATAAAACTGTTCCATTTTTGAAGGCTTCGAAAGGTCTGAATGTAATTGCAGACCCTGTACGAATAGTGTTTGATGCTGAGAAAGGTGTTGTTGACCTTGCTACTGCTTATAACATAGACGTTGACACAAGTGGCAGGATAAGTCGACGGACTGGTCAGACACTAAAAGGTGCTTGGGCTTCCCACAGTATTTTTGCCGAAGACGATGTGTGCTTCTTTGTTAGTGGAACAGCGTTGTATCAGCTGAATACAGACTACACTCGGACAGGAATACGCAGTGGGTTAACACCAAACCTAAAAATGTATTTTGCAAAGGCGAAAGACAGAGTCTATTATGCGAATGGACAAGAGCTTGGTTATGTGTTAGGCGGAGTTTCCCACTATTGGGAAGCCGATACTTACGTGGGGCCAGCTACAACTCGAGTGTTTAGCGGCCCACCAGCCCACATCACCATGCTTGAAGTTTATAAAGGAAGAATCTATGCTGTCGTAGATGATGTCTTGTGGCACAGTGAACCGTTTGCTTATGGCTGGTTTGACCTTGCAAGGAATTTCAAACAGTTCAAAGGGAGTATCCGGTTTGTTAAGGCGGCGTATGGTGCAACTGACAGGGATGCCGATGGCTTGTATGTGGGAACAGATTCAGGTGTAGAATTCCTTGAAGGAGATAATCCTGACACAATGACTCGCGAACAAGTCAGCGACTCTCCACCTGTAATTGGCACGGCTGTACGGTGCGAAGCAGCGAGAGTGGCTGGACCAGCCAAAACCGGAAAGGTAGTTATTTGGACAGCACAGAATGGAATCTGGGTGGGTGGAGCAAACGGACAGGCTGATTGTGTAACAAAGGATAGGTTGAAATACCCTTCGGCACTCTACGGTGCAGGGGTCTATCACAACGGGAAGTATATTGTACTTCTCCAAGAATAAGGAGGATTCACTATGGCGTTCAGATTTAGCACGAAACTAAGGAACCTGATTCTTAGTGGTGCCCCTTCACGAAGAACGAGTGTCATACTTACAGGAACTGGAATTGCTGCCGTAGATGGTGGTGCAAGTCCTGATTCATTTACAGATACTGGAAATGGATTTGTTACTGCTGGATTTTCAGTCGGTGATGCAGTTCTCGTAACGGGGTTTGCTGGAGCAGGTGCAGGAAATAACGGAAAGATTTTCACCCTACTGTCGGTAGCAGCAGGTACGATTACTGTTGCAACAGGGTCGTTGGCAGCTGAGACTGCGGGTGCAACAGTTACAATTGTTCAAGTTGTTGGCAACTCACTACGAGATATTTTCAAGGATGGTATCCTCGAGATATATAGTGGAACCCAGCCGACAAGTGCGGATGCTGCAAAGACAGGCACCTTACTCGCTAAGATAACACTTGGCAGTGGTGCATGGGTCGCAGGAGCACCTGCAAACGGCCTGGAGTTTGGTCTTGCAAGTGCAGGCGTTATTGCAAAGGATACTCCTGTATGGTCTGGAACAGGACTGGTTGCTGGGACAGCCGGATGGTATAGGCTTTATGCAAATGCCACTGACGCAGGTGCCCTCGACAGTTCCTATGAGTATCCCAGAATTGATGGTTCAATCGGAACCTCCGGTGCTCAGCTTAATGCCAGTTCTACGAGCATCTCAGTTGGGGCTACAATCACTATTGATAGCTTCCAGATAACACTGGCAGAGGAGGGTGCGTAAGATGGAAAGGTCTAAATTCGGAGACAGGTGGGGTGCTCAGATAGAACGTGGTGCTTTTAATAAGCACGGATTCCTCGCATATTCAATCTGGGAAGTAGAACACTGGAGAAGGAAACAGCGTGGTGCACTGTATGACTGGCAGTTAGTTACACCACCTGACCTGAGTGGAAATATCTGTACTGATGAAGGGTTGAATGCGTTGCTGGATATCATGTTTCATGCAGCTACGCAGATAACAACCTGGTATGTTGCAATCTTCGAGTCGAATACAAGTCCAGCTGCAGGTACAACCTACGCAACGCCAGTGTATACTGAGTCAATTGCTTATGATGAGGCAACCAGACCTGCGTTTGTTGAGGCTGCTGCATCATCTAAGTCATTAACAAACTCAGCAAGCAAGGCTGAATTCACTATCAATGCAACCAAGACTATCTATGGTGGTGCGCTTGTTGGTGGAGGTACTGGAGCAAGTACTAAGGCTGATACAGCCGGTGGTGGAACACTGTACTGTGCAAGTCAGTTTGGTTCATCGAAATCTGTGGTTGATGATGATATTATCAAAGTCACAATCACAATAAACGCAGCCGATGCATAAAACTGGAGGGGTGAAAGTCCCCTCCCTTTTCTGAGAGGATACTATGCCAGTAGGTGTTGATACATATACTAAGCTTCTTATTCATGGTAATGGGTCAGATGGCGCAACTACTTTTAGGGACGCGTCAAGTGGACACAAAAGTATATCTGTTGTTGGAAGTGCTCAGGTAGATACTGCACAAAGTGTGTTTGGTGGAGCATCTATTTATCTTCCCACTAATTCATGTCTGACATTGGCAGATAGTGCTGACTGGTACTTTGGTACTGGTGACTTTACAATAGATTGTTGGGTAAGATATGCGGGACTTCCAGGTGACAATGTTGGAGCTGGTTATGTAGGTCAGCATGTTAATGACTCAAATTACTGGTTCTTTGGCACATGGAAAGATGCTGGGAGTACACATAAGCTAAGATTTGTTCAGTTTGAGGGTGGTTCAGTAACAATTCTTCGTCAGTATTCTTGGGCTACTATAGCTACTAATACTTGGTATCATGTGGCAGTGGTAAGAACTGGAAACACCTTCATTGTTTTCTTGAATGGTGTAAACGTTTCTCAGGGAGATGATACTGATGATGTGGCAGATTTTGCTGCTGGACTTCATATAGGTAGAATGACAGCGGCTGGTCATTACCTTAATGGCTGGCTGGATGAAGTCAGAGTTTCAAAGGGTATTGCAAGATGGACGACAGACTTTACTCCACCAACAGATGCTTACTGGCTTGAGGTAGATGAAGTTGTAGAAGCTGTTACAACACATGATGAAGCGTCTGGTGACCAAGATGATACTGAAGTTGATTCATACACTAAACTCCTTCTTCATTGTGAAGGTGCAGATGCTTCAACAACAGTAAACGACTCTTCTCCAACACATCGTACTATAACTGTTGGTGGTACAGCACAGATAGACACGGCTCAAAAGTCTCTTGGGGCTGCAAGTTTGTTGCTTGATGGAAACAGCGACTATGTAACAGCTTTAGATTCTGATGACTGGGACCTTGGTACTGGTGATTTTACCATAGACTATAGAATAAGGTTTGCAGGACTTCCATCTGATACACATTTTGCTATGGTTGTAAGTCATTACCAAGATGCAAGTAATTATTGGCGTCATGGCTTGTATAATGCTGGAGGAAGTTATAGATTATACCTTCAAACAGTTGGAGGTTCTGGCGGTAACTTAAGTACATTCAGAACATTTCCAGGTATAGCTATTAATACTTGGTATCATTTTGCACTGACAAGAGCTGGAAATTCTTTTAAGTGGTTTCTTGACGGTAATCAGGTTAGCACTGAGTATACATCATCCTATGGTATACCAAGTACAACAGGAGTACTCAACATAGGAAGTTGGGCAGGAAGTTCTGAATTTGTGAACGGCTGGATTGATGAGTTAAGGATTGTTAAAGGAAAGGCTATTTGGACAGCAAGTTTTACTGTACCTACAGCAGCGTATGCAATACTTGACCATAGAATAGAGCATGTAACTACGTCAGAAGACTTAGTAACAGACCCTGGACTTCCTACAGATGCAGATTTTACTGATGGATTTACAACAGATGACTATCTTACTCTTATTGCTGGTCTTATCTACGAAGGTGATATTGACGAAGATATCTTAGCTGGAGACACCTTTACTCCTAATCAAGTTCATACACAAGCTCTTGTTGATGGAACAGCACAAATGGGCACAACTGTAGTAAGTGGTAGTGCAGTTTATAATAAAAGTATTACAGATGCACTGACAACTGCAGAAACAATTGATGCTCAATTCAATATTACTATGCATGGAGCTGCAACATTTCCTCTGTTTGAAACCGCTGCATATACAGGGCTTGGTTTTAATTCGGGAGATATGAATTTTCCTGTCTTTGAGGGTATTGCTTATGCAGGAGCGCGAAGTTCAAACCAAGAAATACCAAAATTTGGACTTTCTGGTACGATGAAGCTTCAGTATCCTTTCAGTCAAAACGCAAAACATCCTAAGTTTAGTGGTACTGCAGTAATGACAACAGGAAAAGTTGCTACTGGAGACGTCGACTTTCCACTATTTAGTGGAACAGGTACAATGATAGGTAACCCAAAAATGACTGGGGATGTCAATTTTCCTGTCTTTAGTGGCAACGGAGGAATGAGTGTTGGTGGAAGATTTGCAAATTATGTACTGAGGTATGTCAGATGAGAACACTTGGAATAGCATTGAACACAGAGATTGATGCACCATCCCAGTATATGGGTGTTGACTTAAATAGTCTGACTGTATTTGGGGACAAGATTATTGGTGCCGGAGAAACTGGAATTATGGAACTTAGTGGAGACACTGATAACGGAACTGTGATAACAGCATTCTTTCAAGTCCCATCTACGGACCTGGGCATTCCTCAGCAAAAGAAGGTAAGATCAGTTATATTAAGTGGGTATCAACATGGGAATCTCGACATCACAGTTGTCTGTGACAATGATGAGAAAACTGAGTATAGAATTAATTTGACAGGTCCACTTGATCAGTCAACAGTAAAAATTGATCTTAACAGTGATGACATCGGGAGATTTATTGGGTTGCTTGTTGAGAATGTAGGAGGGTCAGATTTCAGTATCGATGTTATGGACCTGCTCGTTCTTGCAACTGCTCTTGGTCCAGTTGTTAGTACAATACTGGGAAAACACAAGGTGAGCTTTCCCTTGTTTACTGGAGTAGGAAGTGCCAGCATTAGCTAAAACTACGAATTATGTTTATAAAGGTGATCAGGAAGCTGCAAGAAAGCTGCTTGGTCTTGCGAATTTGCAGTTAATGAAGCTTCGTAACTTGATGGCGTTTAATAATCTTGAACAATATTCACTGACAGTTTATAACAAGGTTGGTGCATACATTAAGGTATCCTCCATTTTCGGCATGGAAATTGCTGAGGTTTATTATCCTAAACTTAAGGGTGTTCCTGAAGAAGTTATTAAACGCAAACATATATTAAGAATGAAGACTATTCAGGATTGGACACTTCTTTATGCTCCAGCACCTTTACCTGATCCACAGGATTGGGATGGTTGGTTTGACTCAGGTAAAACGAATCTTGTTGTGGATAATTTTCTTAGTACATTTAGTCTTATACCGTGGGGTCAAGAAGTGTGGGGTGATTTTACTGTTAGAGGAGATGTAACTCCTATAAGTTCAGGTGGAACATATAATGTTACTGATGGTGGATGGTGTCTTATTTCTAGTTCATTTCAACCTGGAAGTCCATATTTATATGTCGGACCTGTCTGGCAATCAGTTGGTATATGCAGAAAGATTAATATTCATACAGTTCAGTCTTACGAATATACATTCATAGGAGATTTAATTTCAGCTATACCTGTAAGTAATTGGTCTGAATCAGGAACTAAAGGTTGGTGTTATAACGGAGGACTTTACGACCATCCAGAAGGATTTGTATATATTCCTTCAAATCCTTATGGGGTTACTTCTCCTCCTGTAACTTCTATACTTAATGCTGTTGACCCTCCTCCATATTCTCCAGGGTATACTATGGCACATGGAGAAGGTTATGTTAGCTGGCAAAGTTTATATATGGAAGGATTTTGGAAGCAAGAATGGACATCATATAATCCCTCTAGTTATATTGACAGTGATAACTACATATTGTTTTATGATAAGTATGTATGGGATTCAGTATATTCATCAAGTCTTCTTAGTGATACAACACTTCCTTGCATTCACGATATGTATTCTGCGCTCTATGTAACTCCTAACAATTATACTGCTCAGATGAAAAGTGAATATTTAGCTGTATTAGGTAGTGGAGATACTAATAATATAGACTTTCCAAATACGCCTGGAGAGCATAATGTAACTATACATGACCCAGACCAAAATGGGGTATATACTAGTCGTGGACTAATAACATATGAAACTCATATGTGTGGTAAGTATGAGGGTGTCTGGTTTGATGAAGTAATAGGCTCAGCAAGTTGGAGTGGCTCGTCTGCCTGGGGGACAGCCGGGGCTTGGTCAGGGGACAATGTATTTCCTTGGATGGGCAGAATATACCACAAATCTTCTCTTAAGGAAGGGACATCCGATGAACCTGATAAGACATCTGAACATAATTTAATGCTTGCAAGTTATCTTATTGGTGCAGCTGCAGGTAATCCAAGTAGTACAGATAAAGTTCCAGGTTGTGAAGCTATTACAAGTGTTGTGTATAGGATGAGACACGGAGCTACAAGTATAACTGAAACCTATGTTGCATCACATCCAGGTTGGCATACCGTTTGGACTGACCCAGCTACAGGTAAGTTATGGCGTGCCTATGGAGATTTATTTGCTGCATTAAAAGCAACAGAATTTAAGGAAACAGAAATAGGACCACCTGAATGGATTGATTGGTGGTATGCAGATGGTTCTCAATTTATAATAGAGGAGGACGATAACTAATGGCAACAATTACTGAAACAATTCCAGAACGTATTGCAACACAAGCACAAGCTTCAAGGGATTTCATTGGAACTAAGTGGACAGATGCTGATGATAAAGCAGATACAGCTTTCGATGCTGCTTTAGCTGCAATAAGGGACATTGTTGAACTGGGTCTTCCAGCAATTACAGTCCCAACTGTTACATGGGAGGATATTGTTGTTGACTTCTCCATTGATGTAACAAAGCCGGACTTGCCAGATGTTGAGTTTAACTTCCCAACGACCAAGCCAACAATGGGTGAACTAAGAGAATACCCAATCTTTGAGTTTCCTCTCAGTGACTTTAATGCACTCAATAATGAAACAATTGCAGCGATTCGTGCGAAGCTTGCTGCAGGTGGTACAGGTCTCGGAGCGGCTGTTGAGGCTGCAATCTGGGATAGAATGCGAAGCAGGAATGAGGCAAAGAATCTAGCTGCTTATGAGGAAGCTATGAATTACTTTGCTGCACGAGGCTGGGAACTTCCTCCAGGTGCTTTAGCTGGACGACTTGCGATGATTCAATCTGAGATTCTGCGGAGTGAAACGGATATCAGTAATGATATCGCTGTTAAACAAGCAGAACTTGCGTTGGACAATGAAAAGTTTATTTATGAACTTGCTTACAAGACTTGTACTGAATATCAACGAAACACAGTTGAGGTTATCGCTCAGCAGAATAAAGCTGTTGTCGATGTGTTCGTTGCTCAGATGGATGGATACAAGGCAGATGTTACTGCCGAAGCTGCTCGAGTTGATGCACTTGGAAAGATAATTGTCGCTTTGATGGATGGCTACAAGGCGGAGGCTCAGGCAGAGGCTGCAGTAGTAGATGCAAAGTCAAGGGAAGTGGAGGCAAGAATAAAGTTACAGCTTGGCAAAGCCGAAGTCGCCATGAAGATTACTGATGTTCAAGTAGAGATTGCAAAGTTTACTTACGGAATGCAAGTTGAGATGTTTAAGGCAATCGCTCAGGTCAGTGCTCAACTTGCTGCGTCTGCAATGGCTGCAGTTAATGCCAGTGTTACCTCGAGTTACTCAGCTAATTCAAGTGAACAGGCTGGGTTCAACGAAGGCAGAAGCTATGATATGACCAAGACAATAAGGGCTCTTTCAGAAAGCCACGTACACACTTACGACGAAACCAAATAAGGAGGGTAAGATGGCACTTGCGAATAACCCATTTACTGACAGAGATTATCAGAACTGGCGAGAAAGTCAGTTTGCACATGGAAGAGCTATTTCGGCTCAGGCACACGACCGCAACATGGAACTGAGTTCTATGGTAGAAAGAATGCGTGGAGACAACGCTGCAAGGGTAGCACAGATAAATGCTGATGTTGGTATGGCTAACATCGAAGCACACAAGCCTTTGCTTGGAGCACAAGCTTCAGCAATCAATGAAATGCTTCCACTGAAGAAGAAACTTGGAGAACAGGAAATTGAAACTGGCGACATCAATACTAAGCTTGGAAAACTTCAGCTTGGTTTCGAGCCAGAGTTCTTGCAGAAGAAACTTGACTTTGCTAACCTTGGTGCGGCAGGTTATAAGACCAACATTCTTTCTGCATTGACTGAAGCGATGAAGGGTTACAAGGGACTTAAAGAAGGTAATGGGCCTTCTTACCTGAATGAGTTGTTTGGTATTGAGGCTCCGGAAGTTAAGGCTGCTGGTGGAGAAGCAACTACAGGTACGACACCAGAGGGAAAGAAAGGTTCTCTTCTTAGAACAGCGTCCTACCTCCTGCCAATGTTTGGTACAGGTTTAGGTACGGCAGCTGGTGCTTTCACCTCTCCAGTTACTGGTCCAGTTGGGCCTTATGCTGGTGGTGCAATAGGTGGAGCCGGTGGAGAGTATCTGAGACAGAAGCTTATGGGAGAAGATACTAACCTCACAAGCATTGCGATGTCTGGCGTAGGTGGTGGTGTTGGTGGTAAGATGGTAGCAAAACCACTGGCACAGTTAGCACTCAAAACACCTGGAGTAAAGAATCTTGACTTCCTCTACAGAATTGGCGCAAACTTATAGGAGGGTAAAATGGCTGCGACTTTCAGGTTTACATCAGACACATTTGAGCCAAACCTTCCGCACATAAGTTTCTCTGATTCAGAAGACAGAAGACTTGAGCGGGAGAGAATGATGTTCTCTTCTGACCCAAACAAAGTCGAGACAATTGTTTCGCACTTGATGAAGGACTATGTTCCAGACAAGAGCAAAGAAAAGCTTGCTATGAGTCCAACGCTTGCAAAGGTTGAAGCTGCTATGCCCAGTGATGACCCACGTAGGGGAATGGGTTCTAAGATAATGGCAGAATCAACTATCGGAATTGCAGCTAATCCTGACAAGCATCCTCTTGAGGTTATAAAGGAAATCTATGATAGGAATGTAGAGGAGAGAAAGAAGGCAACCTATACATACCTTGAAGATAAGGAAAAGGGATTTCTTGGTTTACCAGGAACGGGAACAAGTCTTTTTACTGGTTCGGTGATTGGTAAGAAGTATGCTAATATGCCTGGGTATGATGAGTACAAGCAAAAGAAAGATGAGTATAACAGGACACACTTTACACTTGACGAGTTCTCCAGTCCGCAATCTGCTGCTGCATTGGGTGGAATACTTACTGCCATCGGAGTCGGGGCTGAAAAGCTTGGTACTAGTGCAGGAACTATTGGCAAGGTTGCAAGGGTTGCAGCTAAGTTCTTGCCTACAGGATTCAAGGCAATACCAAACCCATTGCTTAGAGTAGGACTTACAGCACTGGCTTCTATTCCAGAGTTCTGGGCATTTGAAGGAATTCATCAGGCTGTAACTAAGGCTCCTGGAATGGAAGATGTTCCAGAGTTACCAAAACAAGTTCTTGGTTTTATAGCTGGTGGTGCCGGAATGAGTCAACTATCTAAGGGTATAGCTAAGAGAATTGACAAGTGGGGCGAGGCACGATATGCTGCAAATGATGCAGTAAACAAGATGATGCAAGACCCTTCACTTAAGAATGTAGTTGACTCGTTTGACAAAGAAAGATATATGAAGAAGTCAGCTGAGTTATTTCAGGACGACTTCAGTATGCGTGGAACACCTGGGTCTGCTGCAGCAAAAGTTGGTTCTTCAAAAGCTAAGATATCTATGGAACAGATGTCAAGGATTGAAGGGAAGATTAATGAAGGACTTCAGGTTGAGGACGCTGTTGGTCAGGTTCTTACAGAAGACAAGCTTCTTGGTGCACTTGACGCAGTTAAAACGAATAAGTTCTTTGATGAATTGCTGAAGAGTTCTGCTGATAAGCAAGAGAAAGCCTTGAAGAATAGATTGTTCAGGGATGCAATCAACAGGGGATTGGGTCCTGACGAAGCAATACTTGAGGTACAAAGAGGAACAGCGAAATGGGAACTGGATGATATTATCAACTTCGGGAACAACGCAACAGTTACTCATGCACCTGAAGTTGCCGCTGGTCTTCGGATGCTTGGTTACAGTGACGAAGCTATAAACAAGATTCCACTTCGCATGGGCAAGACTCTTTCAAAGAGAAGAATGATTGAGGCAAATGCTGAGAGAAGTAAACTTGAACTGGAAGGGCAGAAGTTGTTTGCTGAGGAGGCAGGAACAGCAACGGAAGCAAGACTTGTTAATCCACTTCAGCCTGAGGAAATAACAAGGGCAAAGAGTGCTGTTGCTGAGACGGAGAAGCTGCTTGGTGGTGTTGTCCCAGAAGGACAAAAAATTGGACTTTCTGGTAAACCAAAATATTTCTTTGCTGAAGGAGAACCGGCGAAGACAGCGGATGAAGAAACCTGGTATCGTTACTTTAAGAATGTAACCGGAGGTGAGGGTGGTGCTGCAACTGAAGCTAATATGTTTACCTTTGAGGGTAATATTCCTAAGCCTCTTCCAGAAGGAACACACACTGTAAGAAAGATTCCTGAGTCAGCTATGAAAGCTTACAACAGGGTATATGAAGAACGTCTGGATGCGGTACATAAGAAGGTTGTTGAGAGTGTAGAGGCTGATAAAGAGGTTGTGCAGGAAGTTATAAAGCAGAATTACTATGAACCTACCGAGGGAATGAAGTCTGTAATGTCTGACTTTGTTACAGACGAGCAGTATGCTAAGGCTATGCTTAACCTCGAGGAACTTGGAATTGGAAAGAAGGGTGACTTTGCTGCTTCGACTGCCGCTGGTGTTGGCACTAAGAAGAAAAGAGTTGCCACTCCGAAGAAGGTTGTCAAACAAGTTGCTGAGGATGCAGAAACTATTGAGGCTGTTGGTGCAGAGAATATCTCGAAGGCAGGTGCGGAAGGTAAGGTAAAGAAAGAGAAGCGGGACTTTAACAGAGAGTCCGTTGACCTGTACACTCGTATGAGTCAGGGTAAGATATCTCAGGATGAATATGATTCTGCGCTTAACTCCTTGATGAATGAACACGGAGGTGGTGGTTGGGGTAAGATGATGGCTGCAATTACAGCTGGGGCAGGAGCACTGAGTGCATTAAGTGCATTTGCTCCAAGTGAGGCAGAGGCAGCTGGATTACCAAACGGAGTTATCACAAATGCTAACTACAGTATTGTTAGTGGAATAAAGAAAACCTTTAAAGAAGTGATTAAGGAAATCGTTGACAAGAAACTCTTTGTTCCTGAGTATGTGAAGGGAACCTTTGATTTTGGTGATAAGGGATATGCAATATCTATCATTCCAGACATCATGAATGTTTCTGCAAAGTACAGAAGCAGCAAGAAGATGTTTGCTCAGCAATATCTTTCACCTAACGTAGTTGCGGATTTCCTTTACAACGCAACAACAAAGGATGGAAGAAGGCTTCCAACTAATCCAATGCCTGAGATTGCAAGTCGAACCGCAATTTCTCAGGGGAATACAGCCAAGGCATTCTCACTTGTTCAGGATGTTTTGTCGATGGTGACTGGTGGAGAGTCTCACATGAAAGAAGTATCTGAGGCTATGAAGCCGTTGCTTGAAATGAACATGACAGCTTCAAGAGTCAGCTTTCACAGAGGAAACATAAGTAAGCTTGATGAAATGATTGAGGGGTTGATAAAGAAGAAAAGTAAATTGTCTGGTGATGAAGCTCTGGCTATGGATGGAAACATTGAGAAGCTGATGATGATGCAAGATGCCTCTAATCAAGCAATTAGTGAGCTTAAGTTTAACAAGGAAGCTTTTGATAAGCAGTGGAGAACAATTGCTGAGGGGCTTGCAGAGAAGTACCCAAGTACAAGAATTGCATTGGCACTTGAAGGTGAGGGTATGGCAGCTAATGACCCTTGGGTCTTGAAACATTTGACAGACAGGGAGAAGGAAGCTGTAGGACATCTCAGGAAACTACACAACAAGATTGCTGAATATATAATAGATGTTGGTGGAAAACCTATCATGGAGAAGCCTTACATCCACCACGCAGCACACCCTGATATGGACTGGAAGGGGTTGCAAAAGAGTTTGGAAGGATATTCACTGGAGTCACAAAACATACTTCCTCTGTCAAGATTGTTTCACAGGGAATACAACTCCAAGCAAATGATGCCGGATATTCACTATGTTATGCAGCAGTATCTGCCAGATATCTTTAAGCGAATAGAGATGATGGATTTCTGGAAGAAGGGTAAGCCGAATGGATGGTCAGCACACATGCATGCCTTGGAGCAGATGGGCTGGCGTGCTCCGGCTGAGTTCATGAAGTCAATCGCACAAGGATTCCTTCCAGAGGACAGAACCTGGGCTAATAACATAGCAAGACAGGCATATGCACTGGAAGCTGCAAGGCTGATTGGGTTTAACCCAGCACCTGGATTCAAACATCTTATGAAGCTGGAAGCAAACTGGAGTAACTTTGGAGTCAAGATGGGACTTACAAACCTTCCAAAGGCATTTGATATTTACAAAAAGGAAGTTGGGGCAGCAGTATTAGAGAAGATGACTGGAAAGAAAGTAACTCGAGATATGGAAACTGAATTGTATAGAACATTTACTCATGCTGGAAACATGTCAGCAATCATTCAAGACCTTGGATTGTACGAACCTCCAAGAGGTTGGGTCGAGAAGATTGGGCGGCAATTGTCTGACTACACAGGAACTATTATAAACAATACTGAACGATTTGACAGGGCTATGAGTTTTGTTGGCTCAATGGAGATGGCTGCGAAACAGGGTATGACAGCTGAGCAAGCTATTTATAACTTGTATGATACAATCCTGAAGACAAACTTTCTCAGTGGAAATCAGAATCCTTCGTGGCTAAGGAATCCTAAAATCAGGGCTATGATGATGTTCCAAGGGACACCGTTTAAGATTGCTGAACAACGAGCCTTGCTTGCTGTGCGTGCAGGTAGGGGAATAAAGAAAGGCTGGGATGAATACTATAAACAGTTACAGGATATAAGAAAAATGGTAGGTGAAGGTGAAAAGGAATTCAAGTGGAATCTTATCAAAGACGCTTTGGAGAGCGAGAAAGATATCAACGGAATTCCTTATGCCTACCAGTTAATGAGGAAGGTCATGATTCTTGGTACGGTTATCACAGGTGGAGCAGCCCTGTTTGATGCAGATATGACAGGACATATGCTTCACTTGCCGTTTGTTAAGCATGAAGGTGGACTTAAAGTTAACTTGAATCCTGTGTTGAGCGCAGCGATGGAAACAAAAGCTAAAGAAGATGAATTCTGGCTTTCAAGTTTCTTTAAGCGGTGGCTTGGTTCAGCACCATTCGGAGCTGCTGTGGGTAAAGCTGCTCGGCTCAAGGAAGACGATATACCTAAGATTTACAGGGACAGTAAGTTCAGGTATTTCTTTGGTGTACCGGCGACCAAGGAAGAATAAGGGAGGTGAGTTCGTAGTAAAAATTTAATCTAAAGGAGTTTGTATTATGGCTAACATGGCGTGTACGGTTAAGGAATACCGGTGGAAAGTTGGAATTGATAAGATTACTTTTGAATGGCTATCTGATGATGCAGCCGGAACCGTGTCAGCTGTTACAACAAACAAGTATACTGGGGAACTGATTCGCTTTATCACAGACCCTGGTGATGTAGCACCTACAGATAACTATGATATTGTAATCACAGATTCAGATGGTTACGATGTCTTGCATGGTGCAGGTCTAAACAGAGACACAGCTAATACAGAGCAAGTATTGGCTGCCTCACTTGGTTGTTGTTTCGACACAGTTTTAACTCTTGCGATAAGCGCTGCTGGGAATGCGAAGACAGGGAAGATTTTCCTGTACATACGAAAGTTTCCGCTTGCGTAGGAGTTAGGGGTTAGGTTATGGATGAACAGGAAAGCATTAAAGAACTGGAGCATGTGCTGACGAATGAAGTGGCGTACAGGGTTTATATCTTAACTACGTTCCGTGAGGTACAGACTCGGCTTAAGTATCTTGAAGGGTTACAGGAGAAATCAGGTTGTGACCTTAGCAGATTGCTTGAAGAGCATGATACCTGCAGAAAGGATGTAGAAAAGGCAATGAAGTTCGAGGAGACATGGCATTGGGGAAAGCGAGTGAAACGACTTGTCGACGGGTTGAAAGTTCCTATTCTTGCAGCTGTCATATTAGGCCTTGCAGTATGGCTCCTTTACTTGTATGTGCTACATCCTCAGGTTCAGCTGATAAGGAAGCCTGTTGTATCACAAGAGGAGGTACAATGAGGGAGTTAAATGTTCTACTGATTGAAGACAATGAAGAGCTATGCAGGGTCATAGTGGAGGCTGTTAATACTGCATGTAGCCAGGAGAATTGCAACGCTGTTGTTAACTACAGTACTTATGGTGCACAGGGCTTGGCGTTGTATAAAGAAGGTTCATATGACCTGGTTATTGTGGATATTAACTTGCCTGATACAGATGGAATGGAACTTATCAAAAGGATTCGTATGCAAGACAGGGTTGTGGAGTTCATCATAATAACTGGTTGGCCCTCTATTGAGACAGCGGTAGAGGCAATCAGTTTAGATGTCTGGGCTTACTTCATTAAACCCTTCAACACGAATGAGCTTGTTCATCAAGCAAAGCGAGCCATTGACAATTCTATTCTTAAAAAGAAGATTATTGCTTTGGCTGATTGGGCGGGAAAGGTTCTTGGTAATGGAGGAACTAATGGAAATTAGTAAGATTATACTGCATCATTCTGCAACGAAAGACAGTGGGACTGTCAGCTGGAACGCAATTAGACGCTATCATATGAATGACTGTGCATGGTCAGACATCGGATACCACTTCGGTATTGAGTATGTTACAGACCCTGGAAGTCCTGAAGGTAGCTATGAAATCCTTGTGGGGAGAACTCCGGATACTCCAGGTGCACATACTACTGGGCAGAATAGCGTTAGTCTTGGAGTCTGCTTTGTTGGAAACTTTGATGAGGCTCCACCTCCGAAAGGTCAGTGGAATGCAGGACTTAAACTGATTAGGTGGCTGTGCAAGGAATATAATGTTCCAAAGTTCTGTGTATATGGACACAGAAAATTTGCAAACAAGACCTGTCCAGGTACTGCGTTTGACGTTGACCTGTTTGTACATCAACTCTAATTGGAGGTTTATATGCCGCTTGAATTGTACAACGCAGTAAAAGACAAGATGAAGACTGGGGATGTGATTGGCTGGGATGGACGTAACATCCTGCACACCACAATTGACTGTTTCACCAAAGGTGAGATTGGTCATGTATCTCAGATTCTTCGAATGTCTGAATACGAAGGACTGGAGAGGCGGAGGTTTCACTCGGAAGCAACTGCGAGAGGAATTCTTCCCTCTCCACTTAGTACTCACCTTAAAGACTACACAGGCATTGTGTGGTGGTATCCACTTAAAGATGAGTGGGACAGTAAACGAGGTGAGATTGGCGAACGGATGCTTGCCCTTATGGGAAGAGGATATGACTATACTACGCTGTTCAAGATGGCTGTTGTTCATCCCTTTGTTGATGACAGGGAGCTTATCTGCAGTGAATATATCCAGCTCACTTTGCTTGGCAAGTTACAAGGAGATAGGGTTGTTTATGACGGTAAGGTTTGGACACCGCCTGAACTCTTGATGCAAGACTTTTATTTGGAGAGGATTAAAATCTATGAAAACTTGCCTGAAGCTTGCAGTACTGATAGCGGTCTGCCTTATCCTTAGTAGTTGCGCTACCAGTCATGTTGCAACTAAAATCGGACAGAACATTGGTGAAAGCTACGAGAAAAGTGCTGCACTCGGAAAAATCAGCGGTAAGAAGATTTATGACAACTGGCCATATATATCTGGCTTGATTAAAGGTATTGCCGGTGCTGATTATGAAAAGGAAGTACCACAGATTATTCAGGAAGTTGTTGACGAACTGGATACTATCTGCGTAGCTGAGAAAGAACCTACACTTGAAAGTGAAGGAAAACTTATTGGACTTACAGTTAGACTCGAGTATCTCGGAGGTAAGTTTTACTGGGAGAAGTATGGAGTGAGTTTGACTAAATGGTTCAAAGTATTTTTACTAGGAGGATAACATGAGTAAAGACTTACAAACAAACATTGCAGCAGGAGTTGGAGCGGCAGCTATTATTGCACAGTATGGTGCAGGAAAGTTTGGGATTGACCTTGGTTTGACGGCAGATGTTCTTTCAGCTATCACAGTTATGGCAGGGTTTTATATTAGCTGGAAAGTCGGGAAACCAGGTAATACTCCGGAGGTGAAACCATGATTCTCTGGAATGTTCCAAAGGAATTACGTCCTGCAAAGGGGATTATCAATGGAGTTATTCTTGGTCTTGTACTGTGGGCACTGATACTGACTGCCTGCTTTGCACAGAACTGGAAACAAGGCAGTGATGTTACTGTTGCCTGGGATGCAGTTACATCTGCGACAGGAACAATCAGTTACAAACTGTACTACAAACCTGCAGCAGGTGGGACTGAAACCTTTTCAAAGGCAGCGACTACAACACAGGCAACACTGACATTACCAGAAGGTAGATGGTACCTTGGAGTATCAACGGTCAAGACGATGGGGGCGGACAGCGTGGAGAGTTCGATTAACTGGTCGGACAATCCCGCTGTGACGTTTCAAGCACAAACGTTTGGTGTTTTCTATATCGCACCGGCACCGCCACCAGTGGGTATTAGGCCGCTGAATTAGGATTGTTTAGGGGAAAGTAGGGGAGGTGAAAGCCTCCCCTTTTCTTTACAACTCGACAGGGTCTGTCTTCTTAAGTTCTTCTTCCTTCAAAGCTTCTTCATCAACAAGCTCCTCGGGCTTGTCTTCAGTCTCCACGGGCTCAAGGTTCTCCGGTATTACTGCACTGGCTATCTCCATTAGCTCAGCACGTTCTTGCTCAGGGAATTCGTTGAAGTTATTCTTTACCCCTGCAATCATGTCGCTCATATCAAGCTTAGCGACAACACCGATTCCCCTTACTTTTCCCTCCGCCATCTCAGTAATATCATTCCACTTCCAGTTTCTAACTGCCATGTTTATCACCTCCTTTCTTCTTTGATTCAGGTGGTAAAATTTTTGTACTTTCTGGTAACCGTTTGCCTCGACTTGCTAACCAATCAGAATCAACGTACCAGATTTCTCCTGTCTCTCCGTTCGGCCCTCGAAACTGTCGCTTAACTTTACCAGTCCTGATTGCTGTAGTTATTACGTTGTCAAACTTGTCACTGTCTAAGTCTCTCCATACCATAGACAACAGGTCTTTTTCTGTTACAAACTTCCTTGTACGAACAAGTTGCATAACGGTGTCAACTTCGCTTGTTACAGTTGACTTACCAATAGCTTTGAATACAATTCCCATCTTGTTTTCAACAGCAAGCATTTCATTCATCGCCCTTTCAATATGTCTCCACTCGAGAATCCTGTTGTCTGATTCAGATGCTGCACAGGCAAGAGAGACTTTGAGTAGGTACATGGGTTTCCTTGAATACCACCCATTAAATGCTGGGTCTTTACACAGCCTGTCTGGGTCTAACTCTTCATATGCGTTGTACCAGTCATCCCACTTCTTTCCTGCATCATCAGAAAATTCATACTGACCTACGATTCTGGAGATTGAATATAAGTCAGCTGAAAGCTTCTTCTTCAACTCAATCACTCGAGGACTTTCCTGTGGACGAGAACACTTTTTGCTGCGTCGGTCAGCCCAGACAAACAAGATACGACTTGTAAGTCCACCACCAATTGCTGTACTTGGCAAACAACTTGCAAGAGACTCTGGAGTTGTTGCTCCCATAAGGTTTAGATAAATACTTGGGATTGTGTTGTTTCCAGAGTTCTTTGTCCGGTACTTCCACGGAAGTTCTTGGCAGTCAAACAAGTCTGTTAGAAGGACTAACATCTTTGTATTCTCCTTCTTCTGTCCAAGGAAGCTTTCAAACTCCTTAGATATGATACTCAAACTGGAATGCGTCAAAGTACTCCCGTCCAAAAGCTGGTCTTGCTGAGCAGAATTTTCTAAGTCCTGGAGCAATGCTTCCTTCGTTACAGCATCAGCACTTGTTAATATCTCAGGAACTTCATTCATAATCTGAAGACCGAAGTTTATTGCCTGACTCTTTCGTGCAATACCTGGTTCAGCAACAAGTACTATGTACATATTACCATAAACCTTTATCCTTCCAAGACTTAGATATGTCTTCTTCCTTAATGCACTTGCAAGGGCTGAGAAGCCAACCCACTTATGGAATATAGTAGCAGGTTCAGTCTCGTTTGTATATTCCATATAAGCATCCAGCCAATCAGGTAATTCTCTGGGTCTGCTCATGTTATAACCCAGTCCTTACATATGATACTGCTCAAAGAAATGTTTTGCACAGGAACAGTTTGTGGGTTTTCTGCCAAATGTGCAAGTATCTTTCTTATCCTATCGAACTCCTCAGTTAAGTTTGAGAAGTCCAGCGTTGTATACCTGTTGGCTCGTAAGCCATATATCTTTTCCCAGTTAAATGTCATAGATACTATGAGTATTGTGTACTCAATTAGTATCTTAAATTGCAACTTGCCAAGCTTCTGCCGCATCAAGATATGGTCGAGTCTGTCTTGGAATACCTCAACATCTTTGCGTCTCTCAGCAATTTTGTTAAACTTCCATCGGAGGCTTTCAAGAACCTGCCGACGCTGGGCATCATTAATTACTGCCTTCACTATGTGAGGATGTTGTTTCTGCTGCATGAATTCCCTCCTTGTGCCATTGCCACAGCCCGTAAATTGCGAGCAGGAAATATACTGTAAATAGGGTTCCTTGTTCAGGAAGCCTATGGTAGAAGTCTATGACTGCCCAAGCTGCATTTGTAAATGCCCAGATGATAAAGCATCCTTTCAGCTTGTGTATGTTTATATAGACTCCAATTAAAGACCACAGGCTTGTCAGCCACTTAAAACCAAAGAAGAATGCTACGATGAATGAAATTACTGCAAGTATCGTAGCTGTTGTGTAAGGATACTTTTTAGTTAGGTTTAATATCTTCAAGTTTGTCTATCTCCTCTAAGATGCTGTCATCTATATCCAGTGTGATATTGAAGTTAATTGTAACAGTATCACCTTTGATTATCTTCCTTCGGTGAAGACCGTTATCATACATTACCTTTTTTGCCTTCCTTGTCTTTTCCTCCTTCATCAAAAATAACCGCAAAGTCTTTTTCTTTTGCTACTTTTCCACATTTTCTACACTTCGATACTCCAATAATAACTCCCCATGAAGAATGCTCCCAATCATGAATATTGTCTTCACATTCCATCCTTCCCTCCTTTTAGTGGCAGGCCAAGGGGCAATATGTTGGAGACTTCCCACACCATAGACGATGCAAGCACATAGTGTCCCCCTTGGCTTTTCGGTATATTTGGCGTATACCTATCCCTTAACGCCATCTTAGTCCTATACCAAATCTCTTTAGAAACCATAATTGAGCTACACCATGTTTTCTGTCAAACGTCCAATGCCACATTTCGCAGGCAGGGCCATTTTTCTTCATATATTCAAACACTAGAGCAATTATCATACTATCTCCCATCTATACATCCATACGCTGTATCTCTGTGAATCATTCCAGTAAACTACCCGATACATCTTCCCGTTAATATCATTACTCATAGAATCTATCCGACCTTGCATCCCGATAGCAATGATGGTAACCAACTCACCTATGTCAAAATCAAAGTCTACTGTTATCATCTTAGCCACCCGTGTTCCCTTCCAGTAAGTTTGCGATACTGATCTTGTAAATTCTGATATTCTTTCCAAACCTTTTCGATAAGATTTGCTAATTCCTTTTTTGGTTCATCAATAGCCTGACACTCAGGGCACACATTGATGTAAATATAGTTATTATCTGCTTCAAAATTTCCTTTACATACAGTACATTTCCTAATTAACATCTTACCCTCCTTTTAATCCCCAAATAATCTCATTACACAGTATAAATGTGAATGTCCTACTTTCATACAATCTTTGTATTTGTATGCCTCCAGAATAATTACTGTCAACAGAAAAGTCACGGTAATGATTACTGGAAC